GCAATATAAAAAAACAGATTCTAGGACAGGTAGAAATAAAGTAAAATAAAATTTCTTAAGAAAATAGAAAAATATAAACTAATTCACAAGTAAAGTAATATCTGAAAAATAATAATAAAAATGTAGTCTATTAGAAGTATTGTTTTATATACTCTTGATAGGCTTTTTTATATACTAAATATATAGTTATATATTATATGTAATGATTTAGTTTAAAGTTTCTATTAAAAATAAGGAAAAAATATAAACAGAAAAGCTGGAAAACTAAAAAAAGAAACTCGCAATATACTCCTTTTAAAGAGTTTCAGAGAAATGGTAAAAAAGGACAAAGGAAACTCTAAAAAATGTAAACTGATATGACAAGAAAAAATTTAAAATTTATTCGTGCAATCTGCTTTAAATTCTTATTTTGAAACTAATTTTCTAGAATTTGATTTGAAGTAGATTGAGATGTGTAGTCGAAAATAATAAAAATGACTCCGAGAATGTAAACGAGTTTATAAACTTTGAAATAGAAACTCCGAGATTCTAGTTTATATGAAAATGGCCGTTTTTTCTAATTTTTAGCCCCTTGTAAGTCAATAAAATCAATACTTTCAGAGTTTTAATTAACTACATTTTACCGTAAATACTGACTTTGAGCCTTGTGTCCGAGATAAATTTTAAAATTGAACATTATATAATTATTTTGTTTATTTTTTTAACAAAAACTATTGATTTTTTTGAAAAAATGAGGTATATTATCAATATAAAATATTCAAAAATAAACATAAAATTTTAAAGTTTAAAAAATAAAAGGAGTAAAAAATGAATGACATAATAATAAAAGATTTTCATAATAACAGAACTGATTTAATTGAATATGAAAAAAAGAATTACTACATTGAAAATGATATAAAATATCTTAAAATACAGGAATATATGGAACTTGAAAAAAATATTAAAAATGACTTTCATAAATTACTGATCCGATTTCTCTTCGAAACAGCGGCTAGAATCAGCGAAGCTTTAGAATGCGATATAAAGGATATAGACTTTAAATACGGTAAAGTAAAGTTGATAAATTCTAAACAAAGAAAAGAGGCAAAAAGGGAATGTATTATATCAACAGAGCTAATGAATATGATATTAATGCACATAGGAAAATATAAACTGGAAAAAAAGGACAAGCTATTTACAAGAATAACTGCATCTGGAAAAAAAGTATACAAAAGAATAGGTGCATTTACAATGATAAAAAAATATGGTAGCGATATACTAGGATATGATTGGGTTAGTCCTCATACTTTTAGACATACTAGGGCTATACATTTACTTAGTGAAAGTGTTGATGTAATTAAGGTTCAGAAGTTTTTAGCACATAAAAGTGTTATTAATACACTTGTCTATCTTCAATATGTGAACAGGGATATTGAGAAAAGTGTTATACAAGCAAATGCAAGCATAGGGATATATTAGAGTTGAAAAATCTTTGATTTATGATATAATTTAATCATAGAGACCAAGAGTCCTTTGAGTTATTTTAAATAGCTCAGAGGGCTTATTTTTTTATAATAAAGGTGGTGAAAAAATGCAAGCATGGAAACTGGCAAAATTAAAACAATACTATCAGACTCAGCTATATGAAGCTGGGGGTGATGACAAAAAAATAAATAAAAGACAAATAGCAAAGTTATACGGAATATCTGCTCAAAATTTAAATAACTATATTAATAGGAAGAACTGGAATGATTTATCTGAATTTGTATATGTTCCATTAGATTTGAAACCTGGAATAAAAAAGAATGAGCCTTTAAACGGGAGCAGGTCAAAGCTTACAGGAGAAATGCTGGAACAGCTCTTTGAGTACGCAAGAAGAACAAATGAGGACGGGAAACCTACTTATACAAATCAGGAAATAGCAGAAAAACTAGGAATATCTGTTTCCACATTTTATAAATACTATCAAGAGAATATCCATTTCTATAAAGCACTCAGATCTGCAAGAAGATTAGGACAGGTAGAAGAGGCGATGTTTAAGACTGCGACAGGATATAAATACGTAGAATCTAAAACAGAAGATATAGTTATTGGAAATATTGGGAAAAAAACAGGAGAGATAAAAAATACAAAAATAATAAAAGAAATGATTCCTGATGTCCGTGCACAGAAATACTTAATGTCTAATATAGCTCCTGAAGAATATACAGAGAATAAGAAAGTAGAACAAAAGATAACTGTATCTGAAGACATTAATCTTTCGCAATTATCTGATGAACAGCTTGAAAAAATGATGAAGGATCTGGAAGATGGAAATAAAGAATAAGCTTCAGAATGAGATATTAAAAAGAAAAATACAAAAAGAGAAAGCAAAAAGAAATTTACTTGATTTTCTTATTTATGATGGCGAAGGTAGATACAAAAAGGCTAAACATATAGAATTTCTTACAAGCAAAGTTCAGGAGTTTGTCAATAAAGTGGAAGCTGGACAGTCTCCGAGAATGTTTATATGCATGCCTCCCCGTCATTCTAAATCTGAAACAACAACAAAGAAAATGCCAGCATGGGTAGTTGGAAATAATCCGGACTGGGAAATAATTATAGCTGCTTATAATGCAGACCTTGCAAGTGATTTTGGAAAAATAGCAAGAGATACATATAAGAAGCATAATAGAAATGGAAGTAAAGTATTTGACAATGAACTTGATAGAGATAAATCAGCAGGATCTAACTGGGGAATAAATATGCACAGGGGCTCAGTTGTTAGTACAGGAGTTGGAGGAAGTGCAACGGGAAAAGGAGCACATATTGCAATAATAGATGATCCTTTTAAAAATAGAGAAGATGCTAATTCTAAAATACAAAGGGATAAAGTTTGGAGCTGGTATCAATCTACAATCCGTACAAGGTTAGCCCCTGGTGGTGGGATTATTATAATTCAGACAAGATGGCATGATGATGACCTAGTAGGTAGGATTATTAAGGAGATGCAAGCAGGAACAGGAGAATTATTTGAAGCTATTGTTTTGCCTGCCATATCTGAAGAGAATGATATTCTTGGAAGAGAACCAGGAGAAGCATTATGGCCAGAGCGATATTCACTGAAAGAATTGGAATCAATCAAGAAAGCTATAGGAGAGCGAGAGTTTATTTCTCTTTATCAGCAACGGCCACAGGCAGAAGATGGTGGTCTTTTTAAAAGACAGTATTTCAAGTACTTTAAAGTAATAGAAAATAGATATATTGAAATAGCCACAGAAACAGGAACAAAAAGAATAGATACAAGAGAATGTTTTGCTTTTCAGACAATAGACACGGCTCTGACAGTAAAGAAGAGCAGTGATTCGACTGCAATAGCAACATGGATCTGTGACAGAGAATACAATTTGTACTTAATTGATTTATTTTTAGATAAGATAGAAGTCCCGGATCAATGGACAACAATAAAACAGTACAGACTAAAATATGATGGATTTTTAAAATTTCAGGCTATAGAGACTAAACAGTCCGGAATAGGGATAATACAACAGGCAGAAAGAGAAGGAATAGCATTAAAGGAATTAATAGCTGATGTAGATAAGACAACGAGAGCATTGGCTATTTCAGTAATGTTTGAAGCAGGGAAAGTATATTTTTATCAGAATTTACCTAAATTATTAGATTTAGAAGAACAGCTGATAAAATTCCCAAATGCTGCACATGATGATGCAGTTGATGTGTGCAGTTATGCTGGGATTGTTGTAAATGAACTAAATAAAATGTTTATTAGCTATGAGAAAAAATTTATAGGAGTATAAAATGGATTTTATGAAAGCGGCAGCAAGTAAGCTGGTAAAAGAAATAATAAGTTTAGGAAGTTCTTCCGTTTCAGGAGAACTGACAGACGATTTAGTAAAGCGGATGTTAAAAGACATGGATATTAAATCAGCGATAGAATTAATGAATGAATCTGTTATTTCCCGTGAATGGATGATTGAAACTGATGAACTGGAACATAAAGAACAGGCACTGGAAATACAGAAAAGATTTAATAACATGAATATGTCTAGAATTTTAAAGGATATGTTGAAAGCAGAGGTTAAGAAAAAAAGTATTTTTGAAATATCTTTTGATAATATGGCCATAAATGATTTGGTGCTTTTACCTAACAAATATATCAGTTATGACAAGGAAGCAGGATGGAAAATAAAAACAAGAGATACTGAAATTATTATTGAAAATGAAAATAATAAGTTTTTAATATGCATAAATAATGGCTCTCTTGAAAATGTTCAGGGAGAAAGTGAACTGGAGCCTCTTGTTAAACCATTTCTGGCCAAAGAAAATTTAGAAAATAAATTAAATGCAATTATAGAAAAATACGGCGATATTATTACTGTTTTTGCTTATGAGCCACCGTTAGAAACAGCATCTAAAGAAGAAAAAGATAAAAGATACAGCAGTGTAGAAGAACAGGCAAAACAACTGAAAGAGGCAAAAGGAAAAGATGTTCTTGCAGTTCCTGCTTCTGGCGAAAAACCGCTTAGTAATTTTGTTGAGTTTATTAAATTAGACGATTTGAAACCAGAAATTTATTTGCAATTGCAGGAAGCAAAAGAAAAAGCTATACAGAAATACATAATAGGATCTACTCTCGTTACAGGAGTAGACGGAAACAGTGGAAATAGAGCACTCGGAGAGGTGCATAATGAACAGAAAGAACTGAAAATAAATGCTAAAATAAAAAAAATCAGAGACTGGTTTCAAAAGTTAATAGAAATAGATGCTGAACTTTATGGCTATGACTCAAGAAATTTTTATTTTAAATTTGTAAAAGAATTGGACGAAAAAGAAACTCTTGAACTGGAAGAAAAAAAAGCAGAAGTACTTTCTAAAAAGATGGATGCTATTTCAAAATTATATGCTGCAGGATATACTCTTACTGATAATAAGCTGGCAGAAATTCTAGGAATGGAAACTACAGATTTAATGAGAGTAGAAAATACTGTAAATAATAGCACGGATGGGATTGCAAAAATTAAAAACAGCGAATTCGCAAAGGAAGATAAATTTTTTAAAAAAAGAGAGAAAATAGAAAAAAATATGCAGGAATTTGAAAAATTTATAAATAAGACTTTTGATAAATGGCAGAAAAAAGTATTAGATGCTGTCAAAGTAGCACTTGAAAAAGTTACTACAATAGATGATCTATGTAATATGGAATATAATTATGATAACTATTTAGAGGATATGATAGTAAAATCAGAATTGATAGCATACGATAATGAATTTATTCTTGATACTATAGAATTTTCAAATCCAAATAATTTTAATACAAGGAATTTAAACGGAGCATTAGATTATTTTTTAAAAAAATATCCTGCGATGTACGATGATATTGAAAATACAATAGAATATTCAAGACATAAATATTTCTATATGAAAAAAGTAACTGACATAAATATGACAGAAAGATTTATGAAATCTCTTGCACGTAACATAGAAAAAGGAGAAACATTTGAAGATTGGATAAAAGACAGAGGAAAGCTTATTGAGGAAGCTGGACTAAAAAATAAGGAAGGATATCTAAAAACTGTATATAGAACTAACTTAAGTCAGGCATATAATGCGGCCATTTATAAGAAACAGCTTAAATATAAGGACAGATATCCATACATAAAATATTGTGGAACAATAGACGGGAGGGAGCAGGAACATACTCGTCAACTGGACGGAAAAATTTTCAAGGTAGGTAGTGCTGAAGCAGATGCTTATTATCCGCCTAACGGCTATAATTGCCGTTGTTATACGGTTTCTTTAACTGCTGAAGAAGTAGAAGGAAAGCTTGATAATGATGTAGTTGATGGAGAAATAAAAGGGCTAGATTTGAAAGATTTTGAAGGTAATGTAGGAAATGAAGAATATGTACAGCAGTTAGAAGAAAAATATGAAATAAAATCAAAAGATTTTAATAAGGCTAAAAAAAGAAGACAACTGATAGAAAATAATCATTTTGACAGAAAAGGAAAATATAAAAATGCAGTTGACATTGAAAATCTTTATAGTATAATAGATATGAAAGATTTAACTTATCAAGAACATGGAGCCATGGAAACTTATTCCGGGAAAACGTATCAGGAAATAAATGAAGCTCTGAGAACTGGAAAAATTGACAAGAAAACTGAAAAGCTAGTGAATCTAATAGATTCAGGAATAGCAAAAGGTAAACTGAAGGAAGATATACAAGTATTTAGAGGAATAGGTAACTCAAAATATGCTGATTTTTTAATTAATAAAGGTGAAAAATTAATAGGTGAAGATTTAAAGGATAATGCTTTTTATTCTACAAGTCTATCTTTCAGTATTGCAAAAAAATCTTTTACTAAAAATTTAGAAAAATCAGTTATATTTAATATTAAAGTTCCTAAGGGGAAAAAAGCATTCTTTATGAGTGAGCAGGATTCTATTTTTCCTGAACAGTTAGAATTACTATTTGAAAGAAATACAAAAATAAAAGTAACAAAAGTATATAAAATAAATAAATTAACAATAATAGAAGGAGAGATGAAGTAAAATGGGAGCAGTTTGTGAAGTAATAGACACTCCTCCGATAGTTGTTTTTCCATTTGGTACATCAAAAGAAAAAATAGACGAATGGGAAAAGGATGGATTTATAGTAGAAATATTATCTGAGGAAGAAACAAAAAGAGAAAAAGAATTGGAAGAAAAGAGGAACAAAGAAAAATAATGTTTGAAATAAAAACAAATGTAGATGAATTTTCACTGAATTTTGCTAATAAAATAGAAGAAATTCAGCAGGAAGAGTTATTAGAAGAAATAGGCTTCTATATGGAAAATGAAATGAGAAAAAGATTTGATACCGGTACTGATATGAATGGCAACGCCTGGGAAAAATTAAAGTATCGCCAAGGGAAACCACTACGAGATACGGGAGCATTAATGGGGTCGCTAGGTACTGCAGAAATAAGTGGCAATAAAATTTCTGTTTTTTCAAATTTAAAATATGCAAGACTACATGATCAAGGTGGGATAATAGAACCAAAGGAAAAGAGTATTCTACATTTTAAAATTGATGGAGTGGATTACTTTTCTAAAAAAATAACAGTTCCTGCCCGAAAATTCTCTGGAATTTCTGACAAAAATAAGAAAGAAATTCAGAAGATTGTAAGTGAATATTTTGAAAAAAAATTAAAATAGTTTGCTAAAAATTAAAAAATAATATATAATATTCATATGTGAAGAGACCAAGAGTCCAGTTTCGTGAAAACGAACTGGACTTTTTTTATTGTCAGTCATGACTGACAGTAAAATGAAAGGAAATAAAATGAGCTACTTATTATTTACAGCTGGAGATTATGGTAAAAAAGGTAAATGGACAGGAGATAAGTTTAGAAAATTAATAGAAGATAGAAAAGAACTTGATATTATACCTTTTCACACATCAGAATTTACTAATAAGGGAATACTAAAACATGAAATACCAGTAATTGGAAAATTTAAGGACATAAAAATAGAAAACGAT